TAGCAAATATGATAATTATGTTTTTATGATTGCTAATCTTTTACCTGCTACAGACGGTCAATGGCTTAGAATAAGGTTATCTGTAGATGGTGGGAGTAATTATTTATCAGCTAGTGACAGTTACCTTCTTGGTGGTACTGCCGCAGTAAGTGCTGGCGACAGCACGTACATATCATTTGGCTACAGTGGTATGGGCAGTGCAGCAGGTGAAGGTCTGGTTGGAGAGATACATATAAATGGGCCTCATTTAAATGCACCGACATATGTTTATAATAATGGTGTTATTACTATTCAAAACGGTACACTTGAAAACTATTCTACGCAGTATGGTAATGGAAAAACTAAAGCTGCCACAGTCGTAAACGCAGCACAATTTAGTTTTACAAGTGGTAACATAGCATCAGGAACAATCACTATGTACGGCATGGTTAATTCATAAGGAAAAATAATGTCAGGATATATCGGCGCAATACCTACCCCACAGGCTACACAAAGTCGGGACGTATATACAGCCACATCAAATCAAACTACATTTACTACCCAAGGCTACACGCCGGGTTTTGTGTCTGTATATCTTAACGGTGTACACTTAGCTAGGGCAGACTTTACAGCTACTAATGGGTCAGACGTTGTGCTGGCCTCTGGTGCTACAGCTAATGACACAGTAGAGATTGTTTCTTTTGGTACATTCCAATCAGCAGATGCACTACCTCTTACTGGTGGTACTGTAACAGGCACAGTAAATTTCCCAGACGGAAGTATCAGTATATCAGATTTAGATATTGATGGGGGTACTGATATTGGGGCTGCATTAGTAGACGCAGACCTAATGGTTGTTGATGATGGCGCAGGTGGAACAAATAGAAAAGCCACTATGTCACGATTGGCAACCTACATGGGTACTAAAATAAGTGGCGGTTCACAAACTTTTACTGCTAGTGGTAGCATTAGTGCTGGTGCTTTAGTCGGCTTAAATATTGACGGCACAATTTCCACGATGGGTGCAAATGCTGGCGACCCGGTGCAAGTTAATGCAACTAATTTTACTGGCGCACATGACGGTACGGAGGCTATTGTTTATGATACCGCAAATAACAAGGTTATTTATTTCTATCGGGATCAACAGAATAGCGGTTATTTAACTTGCCGTGTTGGAACGGTGTCAGGAACAAGCATTTCGTTTGGCACTGCTGTGGCTATATCTCAAATTCCAAGAAGGATGAAAGCAGTTTATGATACTAATGCTCAAAGAGCAGTTTGTGTTTTTAGGAATGAATCTGATGCGAATCATGCCTATGCCGTAGTTGTTTCTGTAAGCGGGACTACGCCTACCTTCGGCACTCAAACAGAATTTTACGGTGGAGTTGTAGAGGCACTGGATATTTGTTATGACAGTAATGCTAATAAATGTGTCATTGTTTATAAACACAACGATGATTCTGTTCTAGCCAAAGTTGCAACAGTCAGTGGAACATCAATTAGTTTTGGTTCAGCGGCTGGCCCGTCTGGTGCTACTTGCAACTCTTATACCATAAGATGTGAGTTTGATTCTAACTCAAATAAAGTTGTTGCTCAATGGAACGACTATGACGATTACGAACCTTTTGCTGCCGTTGGAACAGTAAGTGGCACATCAATATCTTGGGGTTCAGAGACAACTATAGATTCAGGAGCAACAACTGCTAATAGGGGAATGAGTTTAGCTTTTGACTCAAACAGTAATAAATTTTTGCATGTGTATTCTGTTGGCAGCATACTGAGGGCTAGGGTCGGAACAGTAAGTGGTACATCAATATCTTTTGGCACGAAAGTTACTTTAACTGCAGTAGGCTCTTCGCAAGCCAATGCGCTTGTTTTTGACAGTAACAAAAATCAAATGGTTTTGTTTTATGAAGCTCAAACTACAGATTTTGGCAATGTAATTAAAGGTCAGATTTCAGGTACTTCATTCTTTGCGGGTGAAGCAGCAACTGCTGTAGAAATTAACGTACAGATAGGCGGTCTTGTTTTTGATCCAGACACTAACCAATGTATTACATTTTTTCAAAATGACAGTAACTATAATGCGACTTCATCAATTATTAATTCTGGCAACCCTACATGGGTTGGTATTGCGGCTGAGTCAATTTCAGATGGCGCATCAGGAAAAGTCACAGTAATTGGTGGCATAAACACCAATCAAAGCAGTCTTGTTACTGGCGCAGTCTATGGGTTGCCAGTAACTGCTACAGCACTTACGGCGGGTGCATCTAACGCTATTGGTGTGGCGCTATCATCGTCAAGTTTATACATTAATACAGGGAAATTCTAATGAAAACTTTAGTGAAAAATGGCATATCTGTTTACCTTTTTGCCGATGATAAAGTTGTAAACACAGCATCTACCCATACAGAAATTGGTTCCCCTGTGGAACTTATAGCTGGTGACTGCAATACTTCTAATAGTGTAATGTACACAGGTGTGACTGCTCCTGAAAACTGGACGGGTATTAGATATTTGTTTGACGGTACAACGTGGTCTGCAAATCCAAATTGGACAGATACTACAAGTGAATCGGAATCGGAGTAACTTAATGGATATCAACTGGACATTAGTAACAATAGCAGGAGCATTACTAGCACAAGGTGCTGCTGTAGTATGGGCAGTGTCCAGCATGGTATCAGACATTAAGTATAACAGGGCTGAGATAGCTGATGTAGAAACTAGCACAGCAAGACTAGCTGATGATATACATGAGAATGACGTAATGATTGCACGTATTGATGCAAATGTAGAAGCAATCAAGGATGCATTAAATGTGGTTACAACTAATCACGCAAAGAGATAATTAAATGATTGACCCCGTTACAGCTTTTGCTGCAGCTAATGCAGCCTTCAAAGGGGTCAAGATGCTAGTAGGTGCTGGCAGAGAAATACAAGATGTATCACAGCAACTAGGTAAGTGGTACGGTGCAGTAGCTGACATTACTAGGGCTGAGTCTCAACGTAAGAACCCTACATGGTTAGACAAGCAGACCCACGGCTCTGACAACATAGAACAAGAAGCAATGGACATTATTGTTCGTAAAAAAACATTGCTTGAGAAAGAAAAAGAAATAAAGTTTATGTTAGACTTTAGGTTTGGTGTAGGCACATACGATGAAATGCTAGGTATGCGTAGGCAAATACGTAAGGAACGTGAAGAGACTGTGTATGCGGCGATGGAAGCTAAAAGACAGATGGCAAACAACGCAGCTATAGGTGGCCTATCATTACTAATAATTGGTGTATTAGGTGGGGGCATATATCTGATATCACTAGGAATTAGTTAATGATTAATCTTGTTGTGTTACCCCTTGTGTTAGCAGGGCTGTTAAGTAACCCTGAGTTTGTACAGTGTCACTTAGCAAAAAGAGTTAAGATACAGGGAGAAATGGTTTGCATTTACCGTGGACCTAATGGTACAATAGGATATCATTATCCCATGTTTAAGTTTAGTGAATGCCCTAAGACATATATGTGTAGATACACACCTAATGCTAAGAAGAGAGTATCAGTTCAAGACATACTAGATGGCCTAAAAGATGGCTTTGAATAAGAGAAAGAAAGAGAATTAAAATGGCAGCTTTTAGACCTATACTACAGCCCGGTGAAACTGAGGCACAGGCCGTACAACGCACTGTAGGCAATATGTCTTTAGAAGAATTAAATGCCCCAAGGCTTGCAATAGGTGATCCCTCTGGTGTGTTTAAGGCTATGGATGCTAGAAAAGCTCAACTAGAGGCTGCTGCAAAACAAGCACAAGCTCCTTCTAATTCTCCTATAATGCGTCCTCCTACAGGTTACACTCCGCTTACAGACAGTCAAAAAAGTATGATTTTTTCACCTAAACCCGTAGGCGGTTCCAATATGACACCAATGCAAGACAAGCTAGACACGCTCAACCAAGAGCTTGCTGATCTGTACGCTATGGATCAGACTGATCCTGCTACGATTAAAGCTATAGAAGAAAAGACCAAAGAGCAACAGCAAGCTTCCGCTAAGGCACTAACTGAAGGTCAACAAAACCTTACATCTACTGCAGTTAAAACACCTGAACAACTAGCACAGCCAACAACTGTAGCTACAATAGACCCTAATACTGTAGGTGCTACTATTGATCCCACTACAGGTGATGCAGGTGCAGCTAGTACAGCTACTGCTGCCTCTCCCAGTGTTACACAACAAGCTGCAACTCCTTCTGGCCTTACCCCTGCTACCATGCAAGCTACTGGTACTCAAGCTGCTTCAGAGGCAGCACTGCAGGGTGCAACTGGCGCACAAGGCACTGTGTCAACTACAGTTGACGCCGCCACTCAAGACCCTGCAACTTTGGGAGGTAGAAAGCTTGACGTAGCTCAAATTACAGACCCAACTAAAGTTGTAGTTCCTCCTGCACGTACTTTACAAGAAGGTGAGCTTATAGGCGGCTCTGCTGTAGACATGGCAGCAGTAAAGGAAGCCACAGAGATACAAGCTGCTCAAGCTGACCCTTCAAAATCTGCAAGTGTAAAAGGTCAACTAGATGACTTAATGGATGACTTTGAGGACGGTGCTACCCCTGCATGGGCTGCAGGAGCCATGAGAGCCGCTACAGCAGCTATGAATGCACGTGGTCTAGGCTCTAGTAGTATGGCAGGACAAGCTATCGTACAGGCGGCGATGGAGTCAGCCTTACCTATTGCACAACAAGACGCACAGATTGTAGCTCAATTTGAAGCCCAGAATTTAAGTAACCGTCAGCAGGTTGCTATGTTTGCTGCACAACAACGGGCTGACTTCCTTAAGATAGACTTTAATCAAGACTTTCAATCGCGTGTTACTAATGCAGCTAAAATTAGTGATATAGCAAATATGAACTTTACTGCAGACCAACAGGTTGCATTAGAGAATGCTAAGATGGCTCAGACTGCCAATCTAACAAACCTTAGTGCTAAGAATGCTAAGATTATGGCTGATGCTGCAGCTATATCTAACATGGAGTTGACTAACCTAAGTAATCAACAGCAAGCCTCTGTAGAGAACGCTAAGAACTTTCTCCAGATGGATTTAACTAATTTATCTAATGATCAGCAAACTGAGTTATTTAAAGTACAGGCACTACAGCAATCTATTTTAACTGATGCTGCAGCAGATAATGCAGCTAAACAGTTTAACGCCTCTAGCGTAAATCAAACACAAGAGTTTATGGCTACGTTGGCATCACAAGTATCACAGTTTAATACCTCTCAAGCTAACGCTATGGAGCAATTTGCTGTATCTGAAACAAATGCAATACGGAAGTTTAATGAAGAACAGCGCAACGCTAGGCAACAGTTTAATACACAGAACGGTTTAATCATAGCACAAGCTAATGCACAGTGGCGGCAGAATACATCTACTGCCAACACTGCAGCACAGAACGAGGCTAACATGCAGGATGCTAAAGCAGCCAATGCTTTTACTGCCAGTACTTTAGATCAAGTATGGCAACGTGAGCGTGATCTTATGTCTTACGCTTGGAAAACAAGTGAGACTTCGTTAGATAGAATTAACGATGTAATTATTGCTAACATCAGTGCCACTGCATCAAAGGAAAATGCACAGACTACTGCAAGTGCATCAGATCGTAGGGGTGAGGCTGAAATGTGGGGAACTATTGGTTCTGCTATATTAGGCTATAAGTTTTAAAAGAGGGTAATATGAGTAGTTTTATAGATAGAGCCAGATTAGAGACTTTTGCAGACAGTATAAAAGCATCTGTAGTGCCTGAAAAAAGTGAAGATATCACTGAGGGTATTAAAGACGTTTACTCTAAGTCAAGCTCTAAAGGTTTAATGTCTCCTAGTATAGAAGACTTAACTGCTGATGCAGATGAGATTATGAGTCAGACTGATGCAGATATGTCTGGTAGTGAAGATACATCTTATGCAAGCACTATGTCTACATATGATGACCTTTATAAAAAACAAAAGACTAAAACTAAAAAAGTTAGCACCAGTAACTTTGGTGAAAAAATGATGGCTAGGTATATAAGTGAGTTAAACTTAAAGCCATTTCAAGCGGCAGCTTTGGCGGGTAATGCCGACTATGAAACGGGCGGTTTCAAGTTTATGGATGAATTAAAACCAACAGTCAGGGGTTCTAAAGGAGGAACTAACGTCTTTCAATTTACAGGTTTGCAGCCCGGCTATAGAAGGTACAACTTTGAAAAGTATGTAGAAGAAAACAACTTAGACCCTAGAGATTACGATGCAGGAGTAGACTTTTCTATTTTTGAATTAACTAAAGGTGATCAAAAGTCTGCTCTTAAAAAGCTACGTGAAACAGAAACACCAGAGGAAGCTAATAGAGTAATTGTAAATAGCTACTTAAAGCCTGACAAAAAGAAAAC